GTGTTGTTGTTGTTGCAAATTGTCAAGCTAAAAGCTGAACCAACTTTTGCGCTTGGGATAGCTGCATCAAGCAACGCTGCTGTGGGCAGAGTCACGGTCAATGTAGCGTCACTTGCTTTTTTGCAAACAACCAAACCAACTGCTACATCAGCCGCAGTCAGAGTAGTGTCTGCGGTCAAAGTAGTAGGGATGGTTTGTACGGTAAGTTGAGCTTCTGTCAGGTTGCCGTCACCAACTTGGTAACCGCCTGCGCCATTAGGTAATGCCATGATAATTTTCCTTCAAAAAAGTTTCTGATTAACCCCAGATGCGGCAGGCCATCTGTGGACGAATTGTGCTGTAACCGTACAGAACGTCGATACGGCAAGGCATACGGTCGTTGTTGATGTCGTACTGACGAACAACGCGCAAGCTGATACCGTTATGTACTGCGCGAGCAGCCATATCGACACCTTGGGGCAGCAACAAGTCGGCGGTCGCAAAAGTGATCGCATCTTTGTGGTAAACCAAGTTCTGGGGGTACTGAGTGCTGGCTGTACCGACAAACACGACGGCTTTGCTGGTAGCAGGCAAAGTCAGCATGGTAGCCAGAGCATGAGCTGCTGAGTACATAGGAGCCACGGTCACGGTGGCAGTGGTGGTGGAAGTTGAAGAAGCCAAAGCAACAAACTGGAACAACGAACCTGTGGATTCACGGGTTTGTGGGTTCACAGCGTAGCAGTCAGCAATCGTAAACACGTCACCAACAGCAATCAGTTCACCAGAGCCAACAGTCAGCGTGAGGGTAGAAGAACCTTCAGTTGTCACAGCAGCGCCAGTGGTGTTACCGGTAGCGATACGAGTGCCAGTGGTGTGTTGCTTGATTGACTGAGACATATTGATCTCATCAAAGCCCAACACGCCAGTGCCCATCATGCCGTTCTTGAACTGCTTGCTGATGGTGTCTGTAGGATTGAACAGACCTTTCATGCCTTCGACCAAGCCAGCGTTAGCGGCAGGGTTGACGGTAGCGTAACGTGGTGACATCACAGCAGCGTTTTCGTTCAGCTTCTGCTGGGCTTGCAACAAAACCAAAGAAGTAGCTGGAGTGGTGCCAGGGGTGCCAACGGTGTTACCGATGGTTTTGTACGCATTGGCAACGTCAGCATCAATGCTGGACGCCAACTGGCTGATACGAGGCTTCAACACACGTTCTGCAAAGTCGTCCAATTGCATGGTCAATTCAGCAGATGTGAAGTTGACACCAATGTGCTTTTGTGAAGCAACTGACAGAGTGGTGTACTGTTCGTTGTCGTCCTGAACTTGCAGGGCGGCACCGTCAGTGACCAGAGCGCGGTCAGGCAGGCGGATACGCAGTGTGGAGCCAATCTTGGCACCTTCTACTGCAAAAGAATCGTCGTATTGACGGTTCACGTTACGGGTGAGCACCAGGTTGTTCTCGAGAATCTCAAGAGCTTTGCGGGTGATCATGTCGATCGTTAAGATACTATTAGCCATGAAAAAAGTCCTTTAAAAATTATTTAGCGGTTGGCTTGAGCCTGCAACTTCTTTATCTGTCTTGCTCGTTCAGCTTCAATCCACTGCGAATCGGTCATGGTCTTGGTAGACCGTGGATCCGTAGTGTCATAAGCTGGGCCTCCGGTGGAGCGAGCTGTAACAGGTGAAATCGGCGCAGGCGCAGACGTGGTTCGTTTCACGGGAGGATCGGTGGCCAACTTGGCCTCAATTCTCCCAATTTCCTTGGCCTGCACGAATGGCGCAAGACGAGAAATACGATCTGCTTCCTTGGGGTTAGCGCCGAGGTAGTAAGCTACTTCAGGGCCAATGTCCGAGGCTTGGATCGTCTGAGCCATCACGTTGGTGATCGGCAACTTGGGGTTGTAGGCGACTTGTTCAAAATCGTCGTACTTCGTCCGAGCTTCCTCTTCCTTTTCGTGGTAGGTCTCAAGAATCGCAGATTGCTGCCTTGCTTCTTCTCGCTGGGCTAACAGTTGTTCGGCTTTCTGGTATGCCAATGCGTCTGCATAGGCTTCAGGGCTTTCAAACTGATCTACCGGCGGGACGTTTGCTGGCGCTCTCAGCGTCTGGGCTTCCGCCTGACGTTGAGTCTGCTCTCTTTCCCACTTACGTTGCTCTCTTGCAAGCCTTTTGCCGATTGCTGCATCAAGTTCTTCTTGGGTAAAAACCCGTGAAGGCTCTTTTGCTTCGTCAGCGACTTCCGGCGTTTGAATTGCTTCCTGAGTGGCCGTCACTTCTGGAGCTGGCGCGGAGTCGACTTCCGCTAAGGGTTGTTGGACTTCTTCAGTCATTTTTGAATCTCAATGATTCCCTGGTGATCGCACCAGTACGGTTTTCAGCATTATGCTTGAATTTGGGCTGTTTGGTAAGCGGCAATGACTTCAGCCGTATGCACCGTAGCGCAAATGGCTTGAACCTTGGCATCCTCGGCGCTGTAGTCGTCGCCTGGGGCAACTACATGGCGGTGAAATGTGCCACTTATCTGTTTACCATCTTCCATGATTGATGTTTTGGTTCGGACTTGTACCGACCCATTTTCAACCACTTCAATTTGATCTACTAATATTATTTTTTCTATTGTCATTTGGATTTTTAGTTAAAGTTATGCTGCAATGTATGTACCAGTTAACCGCAATAAGTTTCCAGTTGATGCTAAGGTTACATCGCTAACAGTTAAAACACTTGATGCGCCGTTAGCGGTTACCCTGTAATAAAGACCTATTTGTGTAGAGTTAGCACGAACCAACCCTGCACTTGGTTGATTAGTAACCCACGCAGATGTTTGGCTAACAGCCACACTAGAAAACCCGTTTTGTGTAGTTCCCGAACTTGCTACGGCGGTGAACGGCAGCCCACCTACTCTTACCTCTAATGTTGCTGTGCTTAAAGTTACAGAATTTGTATAAAGCAAACATTGAATATGAACTACGCTGCCAATTTTTGTGTACCGCCCACCGTTAAGCGTATTGTATGTAATTGCACCAAATGAGCCGCCTTCAGATTGTAAAACAGGCGACCAAGTGCCTTCTTCATAGTCAGCAAACAATTCGCTTGTGCCTGAACCTGAAGTGGCTGAAAAATCAATGCCTTTACCTGATGTTCCTATAACTAGATTGCCTGTACTTAATGTTGCATCTCCAACTAATGTTGGCGTAGTAATACTTGGGCTAGTGCTAAAAACTAAATTTGTGGTAGTAGTGCCTGTTGCCCCTGATGCGGAATAACCTGTGATGTTGTTAAATGCCGTAATGCTGGCGCTTGAAGCGTTTGTACCGCCATTAGCAACAGGCAATGTGCCGCTTACATGGGTTGTTAAACCAACCTTTCCCCAGCTTGGGGCAGTTGATACACCGCCAGAAATAAGCGCATTGCCCGTAGCTACATCAGCAAGTTTGGCAAGGGTTGTAGTGGTATCAGCATAAATAATATCGCCAACCGCATAAGACGTTTGACCTGTACCGCCTTTAGCCGCAGTAATAGTGCCAAGGCCTGGAGTTAAATTGGCAACTGTTACTTTAACTGTTGCACTACTTTGAACAATTGGCAAAACTTCCGTACCCACAACCGTAGCTGCGGAGGTTAGCGCGGAAATCTTGCTGTTAGACATTATTTGCCTTCTAGCACTTTAATACGCTCAGTCAATTCTTGCACCGCAGATACCAAAGCCGCCACAATTTTGGATGCGTCAACGCCTTGGTACAAAGGTTCGTTATCAATTCCCACTTGATCTTTTTCCCCTGTTACTGCCGCAGGAAATACTTGTTGAAGTTCATGAGCCAGGAAACCTTCACCTAAAATTTGTTTGGATTTCCAAGTAAACGTAACGGGTTTTAATTGGCAAATGCGGTCTAACGCATCTGTCATAGGTTGAGGATTTTCTTTTAACCGATAGTCAGACGATGTGGCGTAATTAATAGCTGTGCCGCTACTAGCCACTGCAATTTTACCAATTTCGGATGGAGTTGTTCCAATGCGAAAACTAAAAAATTTGTACCCATCTGCAACTGCTGCATTGTTATTACATGCTAGGTATGCAATCCCACCAGCATCACTGCTACTGGCAGAAAGATTAGCTGTTCCGTCCGAAAACAATCCATGCCCAACAGAACCAGATGTTACATTGGAAGAATTTTCTTTTCCAACCGCAAGATTTGTAGGTGTCCACAAACCTCTTTTGGTATACGCTGATCGAACGCTAAAAAGATTTGAGTATGTATTATTATTGCCAGCATCAACTATTTCTGTACCAGTTGTAGAACCTGATAAACGTTTAACAGTATGCCCGTCTGCGTCGGTTTGAAATTCAACTAATGTATTTGTAAGTCCTGCTGCATCAACCAAAACTTGACCTATATGGCAACCTTTAGAATAAGTGCGGAATAAAACAATTTTACCAAGGTAATTATCGCCTGGGTTTGCCACAATAAAGCTAATTTCAGCGCCAGATGGGTTTGAGCTTCCGTTACCAAATTCAACAACAATACTATTTGCGTCTGATGTTCCACCGCCACCTTCAGACCAAATAATTCCAATGTTATATCGACCACCAGCCAAAACGACAGGAGTGCCAACAGAACCGGTAGACGAAAGTAACCCTATGTTTATGCAGCCTCCGCTAACAATATAAACATTTGCGGTGTCGTATCCAGTTGCGCCTGTTTTTGAGCCACCGATAAAACAAGAAAGCTGCCTAAAAGTCATTTCCCCAATAGGTTCGCCCGTTGCCTCAATACGGAAATTATTTTTACCGTTTTTGTATAGCCATGCGTGTCCGCATTCGCCGTTGTAAATTGAACCAGTTAGAAAAATTCCATGATCGGCGTTGAATGAGCAAGAAAGTCTTTCCCACGACAACTCAACAGCGGTTTCTATTCCTGCACCACTCCTGCCGTTTACATAAAGTCCATGCCCCGAATATCCAGACCCGCTTGTAACGAAAGCAGAGCCAGTCCACAAAGCACCAAGCAATAAAACATCTTGTATGTGAAAACGTAAACGTCTGTCGCCTAAATTGGGTGGTTGTACTGTTAAGTTATTTCCAGCAATATTTGAGTTCCAAAGAACAGTTCCTCCGTTAAGAACAATAGTAGAGTCGTTATCCCATAAATCAGGGGGAGTATCTCCAACAATTTCAATACCTTGGACTACAGTAAGCCCAGTGTGTCTATAAAGTCCGTTTGGAATGCGTAATTGACCGCCTTTTGGCGTTGCATCAATAGCATTCTGTAACGCATATGTTACGTCAGGCGCACCAGCGGTTTGATTTCGCGCAACAACTTGTACTTGGTCTGCTGCGGTCATGAAATCAAATACACTTACATACTGACGCAACTTAGCTTGTACGGTAGTAGCTACAGCACTTGCGTTACCTTGTGTGTACCCAACAAGAGATGATCCTGAAGATGCAGCAAAAGTAGAATAAATTCCAGCAGTAACATTGGCAGCAACGCCGCTTGCATTTCCAGTTACGTTGTCGTAAGTTGCAATTGTGACCGCTGCCGACGTTTGTAAAACAAATTTATATGCAATAGCATCAGTTAACCAAATTTCACCGCCTGACGCTACTCGTCCAGCAGAATTCAACACAATAGGGTTGGCGTGGGCAACATTACCCGCGCTAGTGGTATACGCAGCTTGAGGGGTGGTAGTTCCTGCGGCGTAGGTGTATATAAGACCGCCAGAAAGAATAACGCCGCTGTTGTCAAAAAACTGAGCGCCAGCTCCTGCCAGCATGGAAAGATTGACGGCCATGATTAACCTTTATTACGCTTTTAATGCGGCAACTTTAGCTTGGAAATCTTTAACGCGGGCGTCAAGACTAGCTTGATCTTCAGCCAGCTTGGCTTCTAACACATCCAAACGGGTTTGGTTTTCGCTTTGGCGACGTTCACGTGTGCTAAAAGTATTTTCGCGTGTGGCCAACGCGGTATCGCGCTCGGCGCTAGATGTTTCAAACGCTTTAACTTGATCAGCCAATTCAGTTTCACGGGCCGCAAGTTCGTCGGTCTTAACTTTGGCTTTGTCGTTTTTGTCTTTGGCTGCTGCCACCATTTCTGCGGCTTGAGTTTTAGCAGTTGCCAATTCTGCGGCAGCTTTGGCTCGATCAGCCACTGCGTCTTGAGCAGCAGATAGCGCGCCTTGGCGTATAGCCAATTCATCTCGCAATGCAGCCATAGTAGCCAAATCTACAGGCAACTGTTTGGTGAAATATTCAACGTAATTCAAAGCAGGCGTATCGTTAGAAATGTTCATTTTGGCCTCGTTATGAATAGTAAGTAATGTTTAATTTTGCGCTAGCAGTTTGTTCAATAAATTGAATTTGCGACAGATCGCCGTCGTATTGCAACGTAACGCCAGCAGCCAGAGGCATACCAACAGAAGCTGTAGGTGCTACGCCATCATCACGCCAACGAACTGTTTGAGTTTCGGGCGTAATGATTGCAATACGAGGGGTACCTACCAAACCATTCAAATCTCTTTGCGGCACTGTCAATTTAGTTGCCGAACTAAGACTTGTGATCTGTTGATACCCCATTACAGAGGTAATTGCCTTTAGGTTAATTGCCATTCAAAATCTCCTTCTTTCGGT